TACTCCGGGAAAATATCATACAAAATAGGGAAAAGCTTTATAAATCATTCTTCGGTATATTTCCATCATTTGACATGTTTTGTAAAGTGATGGATGCTTGTACAGAGAACTATGAGTGCCTCGTGTTAGACAACACAGTAAAATCTAACAGGATACAGGATTGTGTCTTCTGGTATAAAGCGACTGTGAGAAAGGGGTTTAGAGTTGGAAGTCCAGACCTCTGGAGACTTCATAAAAAGATGTTTAATCCCAAATATCTTCAACAGAAAGAAGATGATGCCAAGAAGGCTACCAAAAAGACAAATCTGAAGATTACGAAGACGAAATGATGAACAGATACTCTGTAACTTTAGTAGAACGATTCTTTAGGTTGCGACTCCCTTTGTAGCAAGTGTATTCAATCTCAATTTTTTCATGGGTGTATGGTTTAAGGATTTCCATCCATTCATCTAACGTGAGGAAACCCTCATTGTTGTAGGACACCAAGGTATGTTTAGCTTTATGTGTAGCGAGTCTCAAGGTACGTTCCATAGCTTCTTTGATTTTGTTTTTATAATTGTACTGACTTTTGTTCCAATTTTCCGGGATACCTGAAACTTTTGAAACTGTTTGAGGTCTTTCGTTGGTACAAATGAGATTGAGCATGAAATAGTTTGATCCATATGGATGTTGATTATAGGGTGGATCTAAGTATATGAGATCTACTTTTGGTAAGTCTCTCAAAAAATCACACGCATCTTTGCGATGAACCTCAACCTCTCTAGATTCATACCACATAGGAAGGTCAACCACAATCCTTTTGGTAATTCTATCCACTGCGTGACCATTCTTACCACCCCAACCACCTTTGTGGAAACCTTTAAACACACCGGATGTGTTTGTATGAATACTCGCTTTCACCAGGAGTGGTCCAAGACAGTAATCTTTTAGATTGTCGGGTACATTCTTATTAACGTAGGCTAGCATACCGTCAATTCTTCTCCCATTCTCGGGTGTATAGAACGATCTCTCCTCTGATGCATACATCTCAGTGATGAATCCAGACACATCTGGACAATTATTCATGGCTGTGAGGTGAGTGTCTATTTCATCTTGGTCAGCCCAAGATGGTGTCTTCAGGAAACAGTTGGAGATAACTTCACAATACTTTTCAAGATCATTCACAAAAAGTTTTTCAGCGTGTGTCAACAACATTCTCGCTACAACACCAGAACCAGAGAAGGCATCGGCACAGCTTTTGGGTTCAAGTTTTTTGACGACTTCTTCTATTTTGTCAACAAGCTTTCGTTTATTTCCAATGTATGTAATCATTGGTTGATGAACATAAAGATCCATACTTACTTTTTTATGACATGTTATCTCTAATACAGGCTGCGTCACTGACATTCCTAGAAAACATATGAGTATATCAGATGTCTACTGATATAAATACTCTCAACCTTGCCGATAACGGTGATGGAATGGTACCCCTCAACGACAATCCAACGACAAATTTTGTCAACAATCAACCCTCTCCTCCCATGCCTCCTCCAAACCGTGAAGCGTTTTCGCAACCCGAAAAAAATGTGAGTCAAAGTAAAGAGACGACGACGATGGATTCTACTCCTATTAACGATATTATGATGGAACCCCCAATGATGATGGATGAGCCCAAGATGCAGGGCATGCAGATGGCTGCTCCCAACCCTCAGGGTGCTTACGCGGCCCCTCAGGTGCAGCAGGCGGCCCCTGAGAGCAAGAACCCTCTCAACCTTACCGATGACCAGATGATCGCCCTCGTCGCCGGTGCCGCCGCTGCCCTCGCGGTGTCCAAGCCTGTGCAAGACAAGTTGGTGACTTCTATTCCCAAGTTCCTTAACGAACAGGGGAGTAGGAGCATGGTTGGTCTTGCGTCTACTGGTCTAGTTGCGGCTATTGTCTTTTACTTTGTGAAGGACTACGTCGTCAAGCCCTAAATAGTGGAAGCATTCTCCCAACCCATATTAGAATAGATTGATTTATCTATACCTGAATAATAGGTAATTAAAGCTCCCAAGGACAACATCCCCATGAGCAAGGCATTCGTCTTAAGTGTCTTGCCCTTGTCAGTCCCGTATTCTTTCAAATCCTCTGCAGTCTTCTTGAATAACCTGTTAAAAACGTAGGTGAGAACCAGAGCAATCACACTGGCAGCCAAGAAGAATTGGCGATCCACCGCAAGCTGTGGAACACGTCCCACCATCATATGGAACACATTGGGGATCACCACGGTTAACCAGACCAAGTTTAGGTAGTAGTTGTTAAAGATATTTGGCACCTGAGTAACACCGTAAATAGCAACCCAGTACCCGATCGCAACTAATAACACGTTCAATGGTGTCTTCATTTGATATGTGTGGAGATTATTTATCCTGTATATGCTGGCCACAGAACTTTGTCTTCTCTGGTATCTTCTCATAGATACCGAGGTCCACACACATGTCGCGAAGTTCTATGTAGTTTTCCCAGTATTGATCCGAGTGAGAATATTCTTCAACTGTGCAATGAGCCAACTCATGGATGAGGACATGGAAAATCTCATTTGGAGAACCACCTAGACACACAACAATCTCGGCACCCTTGTTGGTGTTGTATCCCACCGTGCCATTCATCGCAGTCACACCAGTGATGGGGATGCATCTTCGTAACATGTGAAACTTTTGATGATCCGTGTCAGTGATATGCTTCCTGAGAATTTCGTACTTCTCTTTGATCTCAACGAGTTCCCGTGGTTCTTGGGTGATGGCAAGTATATACGCATTTACGAGGAGGAGTATAATGAATGCGATCATCTCTTATATACAAATATAAATTTACTATACAGTTCTGAAATTGGATTACCCGTCAGACCCTCCCACAACTCCAACTTAAATCCCGACTCTTCAAGGTGTGTCACGAGGAGATCCTTGTATGCTACAGGTTCTGCTCTAGGTCCATCTGCATAGAAGGGAGTATCTACTAAGTTTACAAACAACTTTTCACCAAACCCACCATTGCCATGGTCCTTCATGAGGAAGAAATTACCCATATCATCTTTGAGAGGTGTTTTAAATATAATCTTCTCAGAGTCTGGAATGATTCCAATGAGACGTGCACCAGGTTTCATTCTCTTTTTGATTTCCCTAATTGATGTGAAAAACTTTTCCTTTGTTTGGAAAATATAATGAAGTGAAAAGTTGTAACAGAGAATATCATATTTCCGATTCGGACAATTGTGGATGTCACCCTCATAGAAGTTCACCCTCATGTGCATATTCTTGGCGCGTGACTTAGCCTCCACGAGGGCTTCCGGTTCTGGATCGCACATACTCATGTTAGCACCACATTTGTGCCACTTTTGTAAGTCACCACCAAAACCACAACCAACATCTAGGATCTGATCACCATCCCGAGTTACAGATTGGATCAGATCCCTTTTGGCATTGTTATGGTTTTTTCGGATTTCCTCCATCTTATGATTTTTACGTTTTATTTCTTTTACTTAGGTTTAAGGTAATTTAAGTTCAATGTCTTCCAATGAGATTGAAGAAGATGGCAACCAGTTGAACAAGTAATAATGAACACTAGAACTTCCCAAAAGAAACTTCTGCTTCTCTAGATTTGGTACATCCTGACCAATGTCTAAAGTAGTAAACAAATCGTAGCCCAAATTTTTAGCGATGAGGAATGCATCGTTATATACATCTCCAACTATGTAAAATGAATATGCCTGATTTATCGTAGACGATCCATCCTTCTTTACATTCGGTATGTCATAGAAAGAGATGAATGTATCATCCGAATCGTTTACATATGAATTGGCTGGGAGTATCCAATGTTTTACCCATGTTTTGTCAATCACTGGGGCAATCTTGAACTTCTTGAAATGATTTTGTAATATCTTGGTCACCCTCGGAATGTCACCCGTATGCATTTTCCTAAATTGAGAAGTACCACGAACTTCAAGATACTTTTGTTTCGTTTTATTCACAACCTTGTAGAATCCTATATCCGAAAGTTTCTTGACATTGAGGATGCGATGCCAATATGTTGATTTTGTTACAGGACCCGGTAACTTGGCAACGGCTGTGGCGTAAGCTTGCCAAATATTATTTGTATTTGCAATTCGTTTCATCTCGCTAATTAAAAGTGGTGTAAATCCTAAAGTTCTGAAATCGTCATGGACACAGAGAAAATTGATTTGAACCGCGTTAAGTATATCATCACATACTCGTATTTTATTTGGAACACTGGATATGAACCCAATAAGTTTTTGTGTCTCATCATGAACAATACCCCTATTTTCATAACCTGGTGCTTCGGCTGCCCACTTCAGGGTTTCTAGAGAATACCTGAGAATATTACTCTCACTCGCCAAATAATAATTGGTAAGAAGTGGGTGGGCTTCTTCAACGGAACACACTTTCCATGAAAATCCATCGGGAAGCTTTATAGGTTCTGTCATAATCTTCTTATCCTTTTCAATCTCTCGTCCCTTTTCGTAGTTGACACCTTCTTGTGGAAGTGGTTGCTTATCCCAAAAAGTTCTCATTATTATTCAATGACATAATTCTTTTAAGTTGGCTTAAAGTTTTGGACACTGTATAGTGTATAATATGTCTCTCGAGCAGGATTACACTACCGTCCCCGGACAGCTCTATGCATGCCTCTCTGTCGTAGGCCCAGAGGCTCCCCAAAAGAATGATAAGTTTGGTATCAAGATTCGTGGTGCCTTTGCCTCTCGTGACGAGGCTGCGTCTCACGCCAAGCGCCTCCAGAAGGAGGATTCCACTTTTGACATCTATGTCGTTGACATGTACAAGTGGCTTCTCATCCCCCCAGATCCTCTAAAGATTGAGGATGTGCACTACAATAACGAGAAGCTTGAGGAGATCATGACTGGTTACAAGGAGAACCAGGCTGAGGCTACTCGCCTTTTCAACGAGCGCAAGAGGGATATGATGGAGTCCAAGAACTTCCTCAAGCCTGGTGATGAGAACTCCAAGTTCTACACCAAGCCCGATGAGGCACCTATCAGTCACCCAGCTGATGTCATTGAGCGCCTCAAGAAGGAGAAGCCAGACACCCCAATGGAAGACCTCGTCAAGGAGGCTGATGAGATTGTCGCGAAGGAGGTTGAGGAGCGACGTAAGAAGCGAGAGGCTGAGGAGGCCGCGGCTGAGGCAGAGGCTTCTACTAACGGTACTATCAAGGAGTCTGAGGAGGAGGGTGAACCCGAGGTTGAGTCCAAGGAGTGCTGAAAACCAAAAAGTAAGTAAGATAGTGATTACATGTATGACGGTATGTCGTTAAACTCAATGTGAGCATGACATACCCGATATGTCATAAAAAATATCCACATACAATAAACAAAATGTGGAAAATAGTTGTTACTATCATTTTGACGAGTATATTCTTCGTTTTGTTTT